TCCTCAATCAAATCGGTCAGTTCTGTGGCGATGTCCGAGGCGGTCGACACGACACGCACCGCCCGCTTGATTTTGGCCAGGTAATTCACGCCAACCGCCATCGTCAATCACTCCTTACAAAAACAGAATCAGTTGCACGGTGTTAGACGCGTTCAGCGTGGTATTGGGGTCATAAGTGTTTTTGCCCAGCACCTCGGCGTCCACCGTAAAGGTGCCAGCCGTGGTCTGGAGCACACCTGCGCCGTATTCCAGCGCCATTTTCTCTGTGGCCGCCAGTTTGAAGGGCAGGCCGAGAACATCCGTCCAGCCGACATTGAACTTTACGCCCACTGTGCTCGGGCCGATGGTCGCGCCGGTCACTGTTTTGAACGCCTGGGTCGTTGTGCTGGCTGTAGACTGTTTCGCGGCAAAGGTCAGCTCCTCGCTGATTGCCGCTCCTTCGATGTTCGTGCCGTGGATGGTCACCTTGTCGCCGTCCTGGATGCTGGCCGCGCCTTCTGATGCGATGACCGCGATCTTCCTCGGAACGTCCAGCGCGCCGGTGAAGGTCGAAACAAAGTCAGAAGCGCCCAGCTCCACGGCAGCGACCGCCGCGGCTGCCGCCGCATAAATCCCGTCAGCGTCAGCCGCCACGGGCTTGCCAAAGTCCCAGTAGGCCACTCTCAACTCATCGGACGCAACTCCGTGAGCGTCGGTGGACAGTTTCCCCAAAAAACGTGCCATGGCGCGCCTCCTTACAGGGTGTTGCCGGCCTTGACAAAGGCCTCACCAACGGCAACCTTGCAGTCAAAGATGGCGGTGCCCCGGAAGTCCACGGCGTTGTTCAGGAAACCGCTTGCCTCGGAGCGCTTGACTTCCACGTTCTGAGCCAGGTTTCCGACCACCTTCTTGAAGTCGCCGAAGAAGATGTTGAAGTCGTTCACGCGGTCATCCAGCAGGATTTCATACCCCAGCAGGCGCTTCCAGTCGGGCGTCATGATTTTGAACTTCTGGTCTTCCTGCTTGGACACAATGTTCCAGTAGGTCTTATGATTCATCAGGAACTTCGCGCGGCGGTGATAGCCGGGCTTCAGATAGCCGACCAGCTCAATCAGCTCGGCAGTGGTCACGGTGTTGTCCGTGGCCCAGTCAACAGCGTTGGTGCCGTCCGCCCAGTTCGCGGCTTTGTTGATCCCTGTGGGCTTGCTGTCGCCGTCGCCGTAGATAATGAGCGCGCCGATCTTCTCGGCGATGCCCTCGGCAAGGTTTTCAGCCAGCCAGCCCTCGAAGGAGTTGATGCTCATCGCCTGGATGGTCGCGGAAATCCTGAGCACCTTGACGATCTCGTAGCCTGCCAGGGTCACTTTGACCATGGTGTCCGCGGCGGGGGTGATCAGGGTGTTCTCGGCGTGCAGGGCCGCCTCATTCTTGACGCCCTCCACGACAAAGGACACGTTGCCGGGAACCTGAAGCAGGGTGATCTCATTCAGCAGCGGGACATAGTCGCGCAGCTTGTTGAAGATGCGCTCCTGGGTGATGGTAGGCACCACAGCGCCAACCTCGGTTATGCCCATCTCGTAGGCGCGCTTCTCAATGTCTTTCCCCAGCAGCTTGCTCAGCCACAGGTCTCGGTATTCGGGCGTCGCGATGCGCTGCTCCAGGGTCATCTCAGAAAACTTCATGTTGTTTTCGTCCTTTCTGATGTCAATAACACGGTCAGGCGTCTTCGCGCCCGCGGTCAGGTCCAGGGCGGTCTGTCTGCGCCGCTCCAGGTCCTCAAGTTCCTTCTTGCGTTCAAGCAGGCTCTTCTTCTCCTCGGCCGCGGCCTCCACCGCTTCCACGGTTTTCGCCCCGCGCACCTCAACATCAAGGGCGGCCAGGCGCTCATTTACCTGCTGAAGATTCATATCATCCAGTTTCATTTCTTCACTCTCCTAAAAAGTCGTATTTTGCTTTTGCCAGCTCCAGCGCGCTTCGTGCCTCCGCACGCTCCTTCTCGGCCTCCGCCTCGAAATAGGACCGCGCCATCAGGGTCGTGCTATCGTATGCGGGGATGTCCACAGCCGCCACGTCGTAGAGCCGTTTAACCCCCGTAATACGCCGGGTTCGGGTTGCTTTGTCGTACTGCTCGTCTTTCACCGTGAAGGCAAATGACATCTTGTCAATCAAGCCCGCCTTGATTTCCTCGTACAGGTTTCGGCTCTCCACGCTGCCGGAGAGGTCTGCCCGCACCTTCAGCCCGTGGTCGTCCAGCGCCAGTTGGAGCGTACCGTTTTTCGTCCGCGCCACCGGCTTCCCGCAGTGATTGAAATTCATCACCACATCGGACATCTGCGCGTCGGTGAATGCCCCGCGGTCGATGACCTCGGAGTAGGCGATGTCGTCCACCTCATACATCACTTCCGGGCGCTCAAACACCGCCGCATATCCTTCCACAGTCATGCCCTCCGGCTCGGCGCGGATTTCAAAGGTCCGGTACTGTCTATCCTTCGTTATCATCTTCTACCTCCTTGGCCGGCTCTTCGTTGATCTTCGGGTTCTGCCAATACAGCGGCTCATCGCCCCACGGCACCGCGGGCAGGTTCATCACCTGTCTCCACTCGTTCGGGGTCAGCGCCATGCGGTCCACCATCTGCACCAGCTTGAGCTTGTTATCCATGCTCATGTACTGCATCCGGCTGGACTCAAACACCACCTCGTTGCCAAAGCCCCGCTGCCGGTCGGTGTACACCTTATACGTCAGTTCCAGCCCGAGCGCGATCAGGAACGGCTCAATCGCGGAATCATAGAACGATTCCCAGGCGTCCCCGAACAGCTTGCCCTGGATGGCTTCCTCGCTCACGCCGAAGTAGCGGTAGATGTTCTCCCGCAGCTGCCCGATGTGTTCATAGGTGGCGATCTCCGGCTTCACGTCCACAGCCTTGAAGTCCACCGTGCTGTCCAGCATCGCGATGCCGCTGCTGTTCTCCAAGCTCAGGTAGTCCGCCACGAAGCGGTCTTTCTGCCGCTTGATGTCATCATCTGAGAGCATCGCCTTTGTCGACTTGAGGATGCCGCGCAGGTTCGCGGTGCTCTTGATGGCGTTGGCCATGCCCTGGCCTGTGGTGTCCAGCAGCTGCAGGCTGGTCGTGATGGCGTGGTTGCTGTCGCCGAAGATGTCCGACTCGTTGTAGTGTTTCCTCAGCACCAGCAGGTCGTCCCACCCGGCCGTCAGCTTCTGGCCGCCGGCGAACTGAAATCGGATGTACAGCCGGCCGCCGTTCTCCACAGCCTCCGCCGGGCAGTTCGGGATCGGGTACAGCGAAATCGCCCGCCCGCGCTCGTCCCGGTTGATGTAGATAAAAACCGTGTTGTTCACCTCGTACAGGGTCCGGCACTTGTACAAAAAATCCTTGCCGTTCATGTACAGGTTCGGCCGCACCCGCAGCAGGCGCTCCAGCCCCGGGTCCTGCCGCGCCACCGCGTTGGCCTTGCTGGTGTGCTCCGCCAGCGTGTGGACGCAGCTCCTGGCCACATCGTTCGCGTACACGCCGCCCTGGAATGGGTAGAATTGGCTGGTGTACGTCCCGATCTCCCGCCAGGTCGTTCCGGTCCGGTCCTTCTTCCCGCCGAACAGGGCGGCGATTGCCCCTCTAAAATTCATTCGGTTCATCACTCCTTAATTCGGCAGTATCTGAGGAAGTCTTCCTCATGGTCGCAGTAACCCACAAAGGCGTTGAGCAGGCTCACCATGCCGTCAATGCGCCGTGTGGAAGAGGTTTTGACGGGTTGCACCGTTTGGATGCCGTCCCGGTTCAGCGTCTTGACGCCTGTGTTCAGCAGGCACCAGCGCAGGATGGGGTTGTTTTGGTAGACCACGCGATGCTCCTCGAACAGACCGCCCAGGCGCTTCATGGGGTAGGACCAGGTGAAAGGCCCCTGAGGAATCTTGACCATCTCAAAACCATTGTCCTTCATGTCGTTTTGCCAGTAGCCGGCCAGGGCGCGGTCGTAACAAATCCACAGCGGGCGGACCCCGTGCCGCTCCACCATGTCCGTGAACCACTTTGTCACCGCCCGGTAGTCCACGGTGGCCCCTTCACAGATGGTCAGCCAGCCCTGCTCTGCCCACAGCCGGTAGGGTGCTTCTCGGGCGTTTGACTGCTCGGTGGCGTTCACCCGCGCCTGCGGCAGGAAATACTGCTGCAGGATATAGAAGTTCGGGTCCTCCGGCTTGCGAATCAGCAGCGTCGCGCAGGTGAGGTCTGTCGTGGCGGAAAGGTCGCAGCCGCCAATCGCGTAGGTGTTGCCCAGGTAGGCCATGTCCGCCGCCGATTCATTCAGCACCGCTTCATACGGCAGCCACGCCGCGGCGCTGTTCTCCGGCACGTTGAAGTCCTTGGTCAGCACCGTCGGCAGGAAGTTTGGGTCGCGCTTGGCCTTTTCCACATTCTCCGCCAGCGTCACCATGCTCTTGATTTTGCCCAGTCCCGGGTTGGCCTTGCCCCAGCACTTGGGGTCTGCCCACTCGTCCCGGCTGTCCAGCTCATACAGGAGCGGCAGCAGGCGGTAGTCCTCAAAGCCCGGTTCCCACAAGGCCACCTTGGAGCAATACTCATACTTGGCATCAAAAAAAGCCTCGCGCACAAAGCCGTTTGTGGAAATCAGCCACGCCATCGGCTGCTCCCGGGCGGCCTGGCTCTGGACCATCACGTCATAAATCTTGCTGTCACGCGCCTCGTGGAACTCGTCCTGGCTGAAGAAGTGCGCGTTCAGTCCGTCCATGGTCTTGGTGTCGGCGGCCAGCGCCTTCAAAGTGGAGAACATGGCCGGGAAATAAATATCGCTCTGCCGCTTCTTGGTGATGGACCGGATGGCCACAGACTGGGCCCGCATGGTCACCGCCTCGTTGAAGATGAGCTTCGCCTGGTCCAGTTTGTTGGCCGTGCAGTACACCTCGCAGCCGGTCTCCCCGTCCGCGATCAGCATGTACAGTTCGACCGCGGCCGTCTCGGTCGACTTTCCGCACTTGCGCCCGCGGATGTCCACAACCTCGCGGAACCTCCGGTGCCCGCTCTTGTCCAGCCAGCCAAAGGCCAGCGCAATCTTCGCCTTCTGGAACAGCTCCAACTCCAGCTTCTGCCGGCCCCACTTGCCCTTGGAATGCCGGCAGTAGGTTTCGATGAAATCAATCGGGCGCTGGGCGGCTTCTTCGTCAAAGTGAAATCCCGCCGGCGGCGCGTCCATCCACGCCACCTCGCGCTCGTACACCGCCCGCACCTTGGCGCTGACCACCTCGTCCCCAGATTTAATGGCCTCCAGGTACAACCGGGGCCAGTTCATTTTTTGCTACCCAACGCAAAGCGCATGATGTCCTCCGCAACGTCCTTGGAGCCCTGCGGAAGCCGGTCGATCAACTGCTTGATGATGGTCTGGTAGTTCTTGTCCCGGGTGTTGTAGATTTGAGCCACAGGCCGGAGGCGCTCATAAGCCGGCGCGTCAGGCGATTGAGTAAACATCTCCACATCCCCGCGGGAACTGATGTCCTCCCAGGCGTCATCCAACAACACGCGCAGCCGGGCGGCCTGCACAATCAAGCCATCACAAACTGCCCGCTCTTCATCCGATAAAGCCGCAAACACCTTCTTCAAGCGGCTCACTTCTTTTTTCATACGAGCTTCTTTGCTCATCTTCTGCCATCTCCGTCCTTTTCTGGTATTAGGGAGGGGGTCGTATATGTATCGGTCAGTATCAGGAAGGGGGCCCGGTGGTTTGGGACGGGAACGCGCGTTCGCTATTTCAAGGGGGGACTACCCCACCCCGGTACAACCTGCCCGTCCTCATCGAACACAAACCCCTCCACCACGTCCCCTGCGCCACGGTGCCGCTTCTGATGACAGTCAAAGCACAAGGACACGAGGTTATCCAGAGCCAGCGACACACGCCCGTCCGTGATGTTCTCCGGCGTCAACTCAACGATGTGATGAACTTCCTCGGCACGACCACCGCAGTCCACACAACTGTACCGGTCCCGGTTCAGCGCGTGCTGGCGCTGTTGCCTCCACAGTTTGGAGAGGTAGAACGCCCGCGCCCAAGGCTGTGCCATGTCATACCACCGCCTCGAACCTGAACTTACTGCCGCTCAGCAGCAGCTTGTTCGCCCCGGCCTCGGCTGTCGGCAGCGCTTTCTCCCATACCCGCATACCAAGCCGTTTCATATCGTCCCAGTTGATAACGTAGAAATACGCCTGGCCTTTCTGGTCGGTGCCTGTTCGCCGAATGGACGCTTCGCCCATCTCAATGCAGCGGATAATATCCTCTGTATACGCGATACCAACGGTAACGGTGTCCTGGTCTATGTACGCCTGCATGGTTAGTTTTGGGTAAAGATAGCCATGCTCGATGGCGTACTTTCGCTTTTCGTATTCT